TTACAGACAAAGATTTTGAACTTCTGGCAAAGAATTTTGCACAAATTAGGAATCAATTGAAGATTACAAATGATTTATTAGATAAATATAAAGAGTATTACGAAGGTGATTTAGAGGACAAAGATGAAAAATAGATTAGATATATCAGACAATACCGCTATTAGCATGCCAATGAGGAACCTAATATCCATAGTGGCCGCCGTGGCTGTCGGAGTGTGGGCTTACTTCGGAGTGTTAGAGCGTATTACCATGTTAGAAACTAAAAGCACACTAGCAGAAAAAGATTTAAACCAAGCAATAGCAACAATAGGTGCTGATTTAGAAAAGAATACAGAATTTAGAATTAAATGGCCAAGAGGGGAAATGGGAAGTTTGCCCGCTGATTCGGAGCAATTTATGTTGATTGAGCATATTGCAGGCCAAGTGGAAGCCATACAAAAAAGTATGGAGGATATGATGAACAATGGCGTTAACATCAAAAGATTACAAGAGGATGTAAAAATCCTTAGAGATGATGTTGAGAAATTAAAGGATAGTAATAGAAATATAATCTATTCAAACGGGAAAACACAATAATGAAAGACAGATCATCACTATTTGCATTTATAGTAGCAGTACCATTGGTGCTATGTTTACTATTATCAAATGCTTCTGGTGCCAAACTATATGTTGGTGGAGAGAAGTACGAAAAAGAAGGTGTTATTGCTTTACTCTTACACTTAAATGGTAAGATGATTGAGTGGGTGTACAAAGAAAACATAAGTCAATGCTTAAAATCTAAAAGAGTAGCAAGTAGAGAAGTTGGCGGTGAAAGAGTTGTATTCACATGTAAAAAAGTAAAAGCATTACTACAAGAAGATAAACAAGCTAAATACGGCATAAGATTATTAAAGGTACTTGACTAATAACACCAATTTTTGATATGAAAAAATTGATAGTGAGTGGCGATAGTTTCACAGATGATGGTTTTATAAGCGATTGGCATCCAGATATAGATACGAGTTACGCTAAGTGGCCTGAACATCTAGGTAAACATTTAGGCATGGAAGTTATCAACTTGGCTAGAATGGGAGTTGGTAATTCATTTATATATTCATCTTTACAAGACGCAATAATGAAAATACCTAAAGAAGAAATAGGTTTAGTTATTGCAGGTTGGACACAATCACATAGAAAAGATTGGGAAGAAGGCACAAACGAGCATTATCCATATAAAGAATTTTCTGTGTCACCTTGGCGATCAAGGAGAGTAGACCAAGATGGCGACATTGTACACTTTGTACGTAAATCTTTAAGAACATATATAGCATTTCAAAACTTATGTGAGAATAATAATATACCATATCATCACTTTCAAATGGTTGATATGTTTGAAAATTTTATATATGGTTTAAGACCTAATCATAATAATGAAAAAGACACAAATAAACATACTGGTAACAAATCAAAAGATATACAAAAAATAATGGATTTATATAAAGAATATAATCCACATATAAAAAACTTTTTAGGATGGCCAGGCATTTCTGCAAGATTTATTTTATACATGAATACTGGCATTTGGCATGAAGAAGATATTAAATTTAAGGCTGAAAAGGAATTTGTCACACGTAGTTTTACTATGGACTCAAGGATTTTAGGAACTGACTATGATTTTAGAGTGAGAAAAGGTTTAGTAATTTCAGACAAAGATGAACATCCTAATGAACATGGCCATAAAGCCATCGCAGATTTCATTATACAGATTTTAAAATTATAAATATTAAAAAAGAAAAGGGATAACAATGAAAAGATTATTAGTCTTTTTGTTATTCTTCATAATGGTAGGCGTTTCGCCTATTTGGGCTGACACTACAAACTCTGGAGCGACAACAAACTCTCAAACAAATACGAGTGGGAGTAATACCACTATATCTGGTGGGTATTCGCAAGAGGCAACAACGACCTATCAAAGTGGGTCATCATCAAATTCAACTACAACAAATACTACAAACGCATATTCAGGCGACAGTAGAGTAGTAAACTCAGCGTCAGCACCATCAATGTCAGCAATGTCACAAGACCTTTGTGTAGTTGGTATATCAGGTGGTGTATCAAAGTTTGGTATCGGCATATCAGCAGGTACATATAGAACAGACGAGAATTGTGAAAGAATTAAATTAAGTAAAGTATTGAACGATCTAGGCATGAAGGTTGCTGCCGTATCTATACTTTGCCAAGACGAGAGAGTTTTCCACGCAATGATACAATCAGGCACACCTTGTCCTTACAATGGTAAGATAGGTAACGAAGCACTTAAAGAGTGGCAAAAATACGATAAGTTAAGACCTGATTACGAACAATATACAGCAGATTTAAAATACATTGAAAAGAAAAATAAGAAGTTAGAAAAAGAATACGAAAAGAAAATGGCAGAAAATGCTGAAGAACTAACTAAACAACAAATAGAATTAGACGCTGTAGCGTTAGAGAAACAAAAATTGATAGACGAAATGAATGAACTTAAAGGTGTGAATAAAGAGAAAAAGAAAACTGTTCACATTGAAAATGGACCGAGGTAAAAATGGAATTAGTAATATATTTACTATGTATAGGAACTGTAATATATGTCATTAACAAAGCAATTGACAGGTTTGCTGACAATATTAATCCTTACAACTTCAGTAAGCGTAAATAGTCAAGCAGAAACTGCCACATCTGGTAACCTATTACCTAACGCAGGTGATGGTGTAAACACCAATGTACAAAACCCAAATAGTACAATAGATGGTATAGACTCATCTACTGGTTTTACACTTAACGGTATTACCGACTACTCATCAAACTACAATGAACTAGAGGCAAACGGAACTGGTACTGTATCTGCCTCAGGATCACTTGTTGATATAACAACTACAACAGAATCAGGCAATTCATTTACAACAACGGAAACATCTTTAGATGGTGGTGTAACCTTAAATGCAACTACCGAAGTACAAAACTGTGAATGGTCTGGCTCATCATATCAATGTGGTCAAGCAACTAATGGTAGAGATTCATATACAACTACAATAAAAATATTAGACACAAACGATAATATTCTTTCTATAACTACATTGACAAGAAACAATGACGCTGGTTATAGAGGTAACACTCACACATATACAGATTCAGTAACCTCTACAATTACAGGATCAAGGAAGTGGGATTGGGAATGGAAAGGTGTAGATGGTAATAATCCTAGTGCTACAGGTGCAGTAGGTCCTAATCTAGTAGGTGCAAGTTTAACTGCTACACTATTAGACATTACATATACACCTATTACTGAAGAAACAGAGGAACAATTAGAAGATACAAACGAACAATTAGAATTAGCAAACGAAGACATAGAAGATATGATAGAGGAATTAGAACAAATTAATCTTACACAATTAGAAGAATTACAGTTTGAAACTCCTATATTACAAGAAATAGAAATAGAAGAAATTAAATTAGAAGAATTAGCAATCGCATTTGAAGAAACTTTTAAAGAAATATTGATAGAAGAAAACTTGATAGAAGAATTTGAAACTGCTTTAATAGAAGAAAGTTTAACAGAGGAAGAATTTTTTGAGGAGATGACCAATATTATTGAGGAAGAGTTTGAAGAACTCATGCCTATGCCTACAGCAATGAAGGAAGAGGAAATAATAGAAATGGAAGTAACCGAAGAGGAGATCACCAATGAAGAAGAAGTAGCTACTGAAGAATTAGAAGAAACTAAGCAAGAAGAAAACGTCAAACAAGAAGAAGTCAAAGAAGAAGAAACGGAGACATCAAATGCTAACACCGAGACAAATGCAAAAACTGAGGATACTAGTGAGGAATCAATGGAGAATGAGCAAGAAGGAGAAACTTCTAGTGAGGAATCTACTATGGACGAGAATACGGAAGCAGAAGGATCGGAGACGGAGACGAACAATGAAGAAGCTGTGGATGATGAGGCAGCTGGCGATGATAGACAAGAGAATGACGAGATTGATAGCGTAAATGTAAAAGTGAAAAGAATAATCGCTAAATTAGAGAAGACATTAAAAAATGTAGATGACCAGGTCAAGGCAGTACAGTATGTAACTTTAAAAGGTATACAATCTAGTGGTGCTGACCTGTCATCTTACAAAGTACAAATGCAGGATACTGTCAAATTAAACGATGGTAATCCAGACTTTTTTAATCAACTAAATATACAGCAAGAACAGATTTACAAAGATAAATCTTTAAACGCATATACAAACAACGACCCAATATCAATCAAACAAACTGAACTACAGCGAATTGATATTGAAAAGAAACAGTTATTATTAGAACTTAAAATTTTAAGAGAGGGATAAAATGATAGATAAATTAAAAGATAATTTAGCAAGTGTTGCCGCTCTGATTGCTGCCGTGGCTGCGATTGGTGGTGGGTTTGTTAAGTATGGCGAGATCAGTACAAGATTAAGTCAAATAGAAGCTGCACAAGGCGAAACAGTAGATGTATCAGGCATTGTTGTTAACGCTGAAGACATTGCAGTACTAAAAGAAAAAGTAGAAAATGTTGAAGGTAAGTCAGTAGATTTATCAGGCATAGAAAACAATCTAAAAAAGATAGGTAAAAACAAAGACGCAATTTCTGAAGTAGAAAAGAAAGCAAGTGTCAATGAAAAAACTTTACAACTATTCAAATTAGAAATTGAAGAAATTAAAATTAAGAATAAAAATCCATTAGGTGGATAATGGCAGATTTAAACAAGTTAGCAACCGATTTACAAGTACTTAAAAACGAAGTAGAGCAGGTTGCTAGCGTCAATACAAAACTTGATAGTGCTATAGATAAACTAACAGATATATCTGGTAGTATCAAATCTATGTTAGCAGTACATGAAGAAAAACTATCAAAACAAGAAGAAATTGATAAAGCAATATTCAACTTGATAGAGAATCGTAGAGTTGAATTTGATACAAATTACAAAGAATTACACGCTAGAATCAACAAGATTCATAAGGAATTGACAGATGAAATAGAGATGTCAGAAAAGCGTTTAATGTGTGAAATTAAGACTTTAAACTCAAATTTAGACGGTAGGATCGGCGTATTTGAGAAATACAGATGGATCATCATAGGGATAGCAATCACACTAGGACTGTCTATGCCACAGATATTAAGTGTAGTAAAAATCATATAGTGGCTTGACAAATACGTATATATAGTATATACTGTTTTATATGAGTGGTTACATTGATCTAAATTATATCAGCAAGATACAGCCTAGACTACAACAATTTAAAAAGAAAAGAGATTATCTATTCAATTTTCGTTGTCCAGTTTGTGGCGATTCTAAAAAGTCTAAAACGAAAGCAAGAGCATATCTTTATAGAGTAAAGAACGATATGTTTTTTAAATGCCATAATTGTAGTGCTTCACACAATTTGGCTAATCTTATAAAACTAGTTGATCGGCCATTGTACGATCAATATATTTTAGAAAGATATAAAGGCAGTAAACCTGCTAGTGAAGAAAGTCTGTTTGAAAGATTTAAAACAGATACAAAAACAAAATTAAAATCTACACCCCTACAAGGTCTTACAGCCTTCAGTAATTTAAATGATGAGCATCCTGCAAAGCAATATCTTCTCAACCGAAAGTTGCCTACGGAATACTATGATAGGTTATATTATTGCGACAAGTTCCAAACCTATGTAAATCGCATACGTCCTGGGACGTTTGAAAGTCTAAATAAGAAGTACGAGCATCCTAGATTGATTATACCTTTCTATGATGTTGATAATCAAGTCTTTGCTATACAAGGACGTGCCTTTGGTAAAGAACAACCCAAGTATCTAACAATAAAACTACAGGAGAACAAACAAAAAATATTCGGACTAGAACGAATTAATCTACATAGAAGATTATATATTGTTGAAGGTCCTTTAGATAGTTTGTTCCTTGATAATTGTCTTGCGGCTGGTGGTGCTGATTTACAACTACCTGCTGAAAATAAAGATGTTGTTTTTATATTTGATAATGAGCCTCGTAATAAAGAAATAATAGATAGAATGTATAAGACAGTAGATAAAGATTATATGATAGCAATATGGCCAGAAGGGCAGAAAGAAAAAGATATTAACGAGATGATCGTAAACGGCAAGACAAAAGAACAAGTACAAAAAATTATATCCGACAATACCTATTCAGGTTTGTCAGCAATCACAAAATTAAATTCATACAAACGTTGTTAAGGGGGAAGAATGGTCACAGGTAACGAGTCTATAAACGTCAAAAAAAGAAACAATAGAGGAACAGAACCTCTTAACATTGAAAAGATACATGAAATGGTTGAGTATGCTTGTGAGGACATCACAGGAGTTTCATCATCACAAGTAGAGATGAAAAGTGGTTTACAATTCTATGATGGTATAACTACAGACGATATTCAACAGATATTAGTTAAGTCAGCTGCTGATCTTATAGACTTAAATTATCCTAATTACACATACGTAGCATCCAGATTACTATTATACAGTTTGAGAAAACAAGTTATTGGTAAGTTATGGGATCACCCACACTTTTATGACCATGTAAAAAAAGTTGTTGATTTAGAATTATACGACAAAGAAATATTTACTCACTATCAAAGAAAAGATTTTGATAGAATGGAGAACTGGTTAAATCACAATAGAGATTATGACTTTACCTATGCAGGTTTAAGACAAGTCATTGACAAATATCTTGTACAAGATAGAAGTACAAACGTGGTATACGAAACACCACAATTTATGTACATGATGATTGCGGCTACACTATTTGCTAAATATCCAAAAGAAAGGAGAATGTCATATGTTAAAAAATATTATGACGCTATATCAACCTTTAAGATCAACATTCCGACGCCTGTTATGGCTGGTGTCCGTACCCCTCTTAAGCAGTATGCTTCTTGTGTCCTTGTTGACATTGACGATACTCTACCCTCTATCTTTAGTAGTGACATGGCTGTTGGGCGTTATGTTGCCCAAAGGGCTGGGATCGGAATTAATGCAGGAAGAATCCGAGGTATCAACTCACGTATCCGAGGCGGTGAGGTACAACATACGGGTGTTATACCTTTTCTTAAAAAATTTGAGGCAACTGTTAAGTGCTGTACTCAAAACGGAGTCCGAGGCGGATCAGCAACAGTACACTTTCCAATTTGGCACCAAGAAATAGGTGACATTATTGTTCTTAAAAACAATAAAGGTAGTGAAGATAATAGAGTTAGAAAACTAGACTACTCAATACAACTATCTAAACTATTTTATGAAAGGTTTATCAACAACGAAGATATAACTTTGTTTTCACCACATGAAGTACCAGAGTTATATGACGCATGGGGTACACCTGACTTTGATGATCTGTATATCAAAGCAGAAAGAAAAACCAGCGTTACTAAAAAGAAGATAAACGCACAAGAATTATTTTTTGATATATTGAAAGAACGTGCTGAAACAGGCCGTATCTATATTATGAATATTGACCATTGTAATACTCACTCATCTTTCAAAGATAGAGTTTACATGTCAAACCTATGTCAGGAAATAACTTTACCAACCACTCCAATACAACATATTGATGGCGAAGGTGAGATTGCTTTATGTATCTTATCTGCCATCAATGTGGGTAAAATAAACAAACGTGATGAACTACAACCATTATGTGATTTAGCAGTAAGAGCTTTAGATGAAATAATAGATCATCAAAAGTATCCTATCAACGCTGCTGAAAAATCTACAAAGGCACGTAGAAGTTTAGGTATTGGTTATATTGGTCTTGCTCATTACCTTGCAAAGAAAGGTTACAAATACGATCAGAAACTTGCATGGCGACAAGTTGATAAGTTAACGGAAGCATTTCAATATTATCTATTACATGCTAGTTTAGACCTTGCAAAAGAAAAAGGTCCTTGTTCAGCATTTAAATCTACAAAATATGCAGATGGTATATTACCTATTGATACATATAAGAAAGATGTTGACGAGTTAGTTAAAAGAGAATTTACTTACGATTGGGAACATTTAAGAAAAGAAATAAAAGAACATGGTTTAAGACATAGTACATTGTCAGCACAAATGCCTAGTGAATCTTCTAGTGTAGTTTCAAATGCGACAAATGGTATTGAACCACCTAGAGATTATTTGTCTGTTAAAAAGTCTAAAAAAGGACCTTTAAAACAAATAGTACCTGAATATTCTAAACTAAAAAACTTCTATACTTTACTTTGGGACATGAAAGGGAATACAGGATATATAAATATCGTTGCTGTAATGCAAAAGTATTTTGACCAGGCCATATCAGGCAACTGGTCATATAATCCTGAAGATTATACTGAAGGTCAAGTACCTGTATCAGTAATGGCACAAGACTTATTGACAACATATAAATTGGGTTGGAAGACTTCTTATTATCAAAACACATATGATAGTAAGAAAGACGAAGACGAACCTACTCATCCGATTGGGTTCCACGATAATGTGCCTGAAGATAAACCAAAAGAAGAGGACGAGAATTGTGACTCGTGTACAATATAAATGAAGACAGTATTTAATAAGAAACAGAATTTAGATACGACTAAACAACCGTTGTTTTTTGGCGAAGACCTCGCTGTACAAAGATATGATACAATGAAGTATCCTATTTTTGATAGATTATGTCAACAACAATTAGGTTTTTTTTGGCGACCAGAAGAAGTATCTTTACAGAAAGATAGAAACGACTATGCTCAACTGTCTGAATCACAAAAGTTTATATTTACATCTAATCTAAAGTATCAAACAATGTTAGATAGTGTACAAGGTAGAGGACCTTGTCTAGCATTTTTACCATTTGTAACTAATCCTGAATTAGAAGGTTGTATAGTTGCATGGGATTTTATGGAAACTATACATAGTAGAAGTTATACATACATTATAAAAAATCTATACTCACAACCAGGTGAAGTATTTGATACTATTATACAAGATGAAAAAATTGAAAAGAGAAGTAAAGCAGTAACAGAAGCATACGACCATCTTATAAATCTAGGCTACAAATATCAATTAGATCCAAAATCAGTTGACATATATGATTTAAAGAAAGCGTTATGGCTTGCATTAGTAACTGTAAACGTATTAGAAGGTTTAAGATTCTATGTATCATTTGCTTGTTCGTTTGCATTTGGTGAATTAAAACTTATGGAAGGCTCTGCTAAAATATTATCATTGATTGCTAGAGATGAAAGTCAACACCTTGCAATGTCACAACAAATAATCAAAGCATATCTTACAAAAGAGAATGACAAGGTTATGAATAAAGTAATAAAAGATACACAAAAAGAATGCTATAAAATATATGATGACGCAGTATCACAAGAAAAAGAATGGGCAAGTTATCTATTCTCAAAAGGTTCTATGATAGGGCTATCTGAAAAACTATTACATCAATACGTTGAATATATAGCGAATAGAAGAATGAGAATGATAGGGCTAGAACAAAAGTATGAACACTCATCATCACAGAATCCATTACCATGGACTGTACATTGGTTCAATAGTAGATCACTTCAAAATGCACCACAAGAAACTGAAATAGAATCATATGTTATCGGTGGTGTAAAACAAGACGTAACAAAAGATCAGTTTAAAAAATTTAAACTATAATGAATCAACAACCGATCCTAAATTTATTAAATAGAAGACAGCACGTTATGGCCTACGATACAGAGGACATACCTGAAAAACAATTGATTGAAGATTTATTGTGGAAAGCATGGAAAGTAACGCCATCAAAGAATAACTTTATGCCATACCATTGTAATGTATTAGGTCCTGATAAGGTAAATGAAAAACACTCTATATGGATGAAAAGTGTAAAGAATAAAAAACACATAAATGAAAAAAACATTAAAGATCACAAAGAAGAAGGATACAATCCTTATTTTGAACATATAAGTACAGCACCTTATCTATTAGTTTTTACACAAAGAGTTTGTGAACCTAATGAGTACTATAGAAAAAGAATAGAGGGTGGTGACTATTACGAACAAATGCACGAAGACCAGGTACAATCAATGTTAAGAACTACTACCGTAGAAGTAGGAATGTGGATGGCTAATTTATCAGCCTTTGCGTTAGAGAAAGGTCTAAATACATCTACCATAGCATGTTTTCCATACAAACCTATGTCAGCATGGGGAGATTTACCTTGGGTAAAATATCCTGTTGTATTGTTAGGTAGTATAGGTAAGGCAAAAGAATTTCGTAGAGAAAGTATGAGTGATATTGAAAAGAAAGACGACAAGAAACCAGAACCAGAAACGGTAATAAGATGGATTTAAAACCTACTACAATTATTATGCTTATTGACTTTGAAGGACATCCTTTATTAGGTTCAGAATTTGTAAACAATCAACGTTTTTCTACATTGGCTTCACTACTAAATCCTGTACGAGATAGACCTCTTTTTATTATATCAAATCATAATCCTGATAGAGATATGAAGACAGAGGAAGTTGCAAAAATTGTAAGATTAGAAAACAGACACATTTGGTTAACCGTGTCTGCTGATAACCCTAATATCATAAGTATAGAGAAAGAGGTTGCTAGAAAAGGAATGAGTATAAAAAATGTTATAATTGGTGGCACAAATACATCTGGTTGTGTTCTAAAAAACAAACCATGTAGTGCTATGAATTGGGCAAACAAAGGTTATGATGTACAAATATTAGCAACTATGTGTGCTAATTATCAGATAACTGGTGTTAACGCTATAGAACAAAACCAAAACTCTTTAGCAATTGTGTGGCGTGAGGTCTCACAAGCAAATATGTTTGATAAAATAAGTTACGTAAGGGAGCATGAATGTCAGATAACGTAAACAAAGTACAAATAACTTGTCCTAATTGTGATGTTAGTTATTGGGTCAAGTGGAAAGACGAAGACAATGAGCCTACTACATGTCCATTTTGTGGTGCTGATACTTCTATAGATGATGATGACGCAATCTTTGAGCATGATGAAGAAGAAGACGATTGGAATTGATTATAGTTTAAGCAGTCCTGCTATATGTGTATGTAGAGGTGAGTTTAAATTAGATAACTGTAAGATATACTATCTTACAAATGTAAAAAAATATGAAGGCAGTTTTTATAATGGTAAAATAAATGGCAGATTACATCTACCCTATACCTCCGAACAACAACGACACGACCAGATATCCGATTGGGCGCTTTCTATTATTGATACTGCTATTGGTAATATTTTTATAGAAGGATACTCATTTGGTAGTAAAGGACTTGTATTCAACCTAGCAGAGAATATGGGTGCTCTCAAACATAAACTGTATAAACTCAATAAGAAATTTAAATCTATAGTACCAGGTCAGATAAAGAAGAATGCTACTGGCAAAGGTAATGCAGATAAGCTAAAGATGTATGAGCAGTTTACAAAAGATACTGGTGTTGATTTAGTCAAAGAATTTGAACAAACAAAACTCAATAATCCAGTAACCGACATAGTAGATTCATATTATATCGCAAAATATGGGTACGAATCATAGATGTTCTCGTTTTGTTCTCACAATTATTCCTAAAAAGTCAGTAAAATCAACGTTTTTAACGCTTGACAATTCCGTAATTTTATGTTAGATTATGTGTATATATGACAAAAGAATACTTTAAAAGTTTTAATATCGTTTACAAAAGAGAATATGTTGATCCAGAGTCAGAATATGATACGTTCTGGTCTTCATCTACTATCTACAGAAATGTACCTATAGATAAAATCAAATTCTATAGAAAACAATTACTTAAATTCAAAGACTATATGAACAAAACATATAGAGAAGACGCTACTAATTTCACAGGTGCTACTGGTATTGAGATAGTATATCCAGATGAGTATTACCAAACATACGAAGATGTGTTCGGTCCTGAAACGGCTGCAGGTGATGACAATCTATTCAATGACTTCGGTCAGATGTTTAATGGCAGACAAGGTTTCAGAAAAGATTTTGATCCTGACTTCACAAAGAATTACAAAACTAAAAAGAAAAACCCAAATTATATTTACAACTTAAATTAGGAGGACACTATGCAAATTAAATTAGGAGATATGATAACAGATACAAGAGGTAGAACTGGTGAGATAATCAACATCGGTATCGCAGTAAGAAAAGAAGACATTGCTGCTGAAGATGATACCTCATTGAATGCTAAAGAATATGATACTGATCTAGGATATACAGGTGCAGTTACCTTTGGTTCTAACTGGTGCTATTTTAGTCAGATAAAATCTGTATCAACAAAAGAAGGATCAGATGTTGATATTGCTATTGAACAAGAGAATGAGTGGTGGAAATAATGAACGGTTATTTTGCAGTACAATTAGATAAACAAAGTTGTAACGTTGTAAAGAAACTTGCTACAAAAGATATACTTGTATCAGATCACGTTACACTTGCATTTAAACCTATTAAGAAAGTTTATAACAAATATTCTAAACTTGTAGGTAAAAAAGTGGGTGTGTTTATCAAAGGTTACAGAGCAAACAATCACATTGACGCATTATGGGTTGACAATATGTTTGATAAAGAGTATAATAAAATCAAAAGACATGACAAAGGCGCTGCTCATATTACACTATCACACAAGAAAGGTTACAAATCAGGTGACGCTAACACTATGTTTACAAACCCTAAAGTAAAAGATAAGAAATACGGATACGTAGAAGGAACTATAAGATATATTGATTATGACAAAAGATAAATGGTTAAAGATTAATAGAGAGTCGTTTACTAGAACTCTCAAAGGATTTGAAAGACCTGACTATACATTAGATATAAATGGTCTACCAAGAAATTCTATACCTACGAGTGATAGAATATCTGGCGTATGTACTAAAGACACAAAACCTAAAGTACAACTACCCGAAGGCAAAACAATCGGCATTGCCTACAACAAGGGTAACTACCAGATAGTTGACAAAGCCGATTTTAAAACAATGGGAAAGAAAACATGAACGAGATGTGGAATATGAAAAAATCATTGTTATTTGCTATCGCTATAGTTGCAGTAGTATTAATATCAATGAACATGGCAAGTGCTGATGAAAAGAAGACAATCACACCACAAGAGTTTGCTACAAATATTGCTGAAGTACCAGGCAAACTTGTAAACTTTATAGGTAGTGAAGTTGAAAAAACAAAAGCATATCAGACGAAAGTTTGGTCAGAGGCAAAAACAAAGTGGCCTTGGACAATGTTAAAAGGTAACAATGCTTCACAAGATTAGTGAATTTTGTAAAAAGATTGATAGTATTCAGGCTCTATCAAATAGGTTGTACAATTTAAAGTACAATAATCCTAAAACGGTAGAGCGGGATGCTGAAATCAATCACCTTATAGATGATATACAGGCTCAATGCAAAATAATAGGATCAGATAACAAGCCCTACGATAAACCTTGATTTTACTAGGGTTTTTAGGGCTTGACAAATAGACTATTTTATGATAGAATTATTAAATAAACTAACAAAAGGACTACATTATGATGACTAAAGAACAAATTTTTGACGAATTTAAGATTGCAAAAGAAAAAGATATTGCAAAATCAACAACTAAACCACCGTATGAGAATGTGTTTACAAATAGACTCAACGTATTAAAATCACACCGTGACGCAAAAAAGTCACATCCTAAATCTTACAGACATTTAGATATTAATTTTGATAATCTAATACTTGCCTACTCGGCACCTGTACCTGTAGATCATTTCTATAAAACAATATTTAATAAGACTTTATCAGAATACGAACATGATAAAAGACTTGCTGATCTTACAGAAAAACAAAAAGAAAGAGAAGAAGCTAAAAAATTAAAAGAAAAAGAAAATGAAAAAACTGTTGTTTCTATTAACTAGTTTGTTGTTGCTCTCTAATTGTACCAGCATGAATCAGTCCACTATTGGTGCTTCAACCACAGCGGCTGTTGCTGGTACAGCGTGTTACACTTACTTAACTGAAAATCCTGCTGTTGTGGCCACGTGTGCTGTTGCAGGTTCATTTAAGGGTGCTGACTTTATGAGTGCTGAAACAGACGATCAACTTATGACAAGGGCTTTCGTAGATCATTTAGACAATGCACCTAATAGTCCAGGGTTTACTACATGGCAAAATCCTAAAACAAATAGTAATGGTATTATTAAGACTACAGGTTTCTATCTAAAAGGACCTATCAAGTGTGCTATGGTTGAAACTACACACGATCAGAATTTAGATAACACAAGATTCTTTGATTCAATACTATATGGTAATCCTTATAGACAAATGCAATGGCATGAAGTTTGTAAAATGCCTGATGGGAGATGGATGTATGTTGATTAGATTATTTTTTATATTACTATTTGCTACAAGTGTATATGCTGAAGATAGTTTTGAAAACACAATGAAGAAACTAGAGGCATTAGAAGGCAATAATACAAAAGTTGAATACGATAAGATACAACCTATTAAGGATCAATATTGTTTTATCAAAATACAGATTAAAGAATTAGACAATGGCGAGATTGTTAAACAAGAAGTAGTTGAATGTGCTGACGGCAGAAAAGCATATGACGGACCTAGTTATTGGGAGTTGTTCGCTCAATTCTACTATAGAGATATGTTTACACCTGCCTATTGCAGAAATTATGAAAGGCCGAAACATGCCTATCATAAACCTGGCAAAGTTTGCCTTGATAAAGATGGTAATTGGGAGGTAAAAAGATGATAAGAGGTCTATTGACACTTACAATTTTATGGGTTATCCTTGCATTTGCATGGGATCCATTTACGTCAACTGTTGAGAAAACACAGGCTGTTGACAAAACGAAGGATATAGTATATAATGTGTTTAATAATGTAAAGGAGAAGGTGAATGAGTAAAGTACTCAAATATATAATGATCGGTTCTATAGGTCTGTTACTTGCAAATTGTTCTA